GGAAAAGGCGATTTGCGAAAACGCACGTCGTTGTAGATGTTGAGGAGCGCCGCCATCTCGTCGCCTGTGAGATTCGACAGCATCCACGACGCGCTCGGGAATACCGACGAAACAGACATGCTGCCGTCGGGCTCCACGTCGCGGCACGCGTACCACAGCACGTGCGAGAGCTTTGCCTCTTGTGTCAGGTCCGGGTCCTTGAGCGCTTCGGAGCCTTTGGCCATCGTCTCGATGCGCTTCCACGCGTCGACAAGGGCCCGCTCTTCCTCGTTCTTCACGTTCACGCGGAACGCGATGCGCGCAACGGCCTTGTCCGCCTCGCGCGTCAATCCGAGGTGTGAGACGTCCACGACGGTGTACTTTCGGCCGCGCGCGTCCAGCGCTTTCGCGAGGCGCGTCTTGCCGTCGTCGGCAGTCGGGGGGGAATTGCTCATTCGGTGTCGGTGACTTTCTTGGCGGCGTGGTAGGCCATCAACTGGCCGTCGGTCATGTCGGCGAGCGCAAGGCCGAAGTAGCGCGCGGGGTCTGCGAGGTATGCGAGGCGCCGCGGCAGCACAACCGGGGCGCCGCTTCCCACGAGTCTCGTGAGCGCGCGGTTGCCGCGGTCCTTCGCGCCGGCTTCGATCGCGTCCAGCGTGGCCTGCGTGACGTTGCGATACTGCGGCGAGACGATGCGCGCGGCAGCGAACACCGCCACAGCGAGCCGGGTAAACTCGTGCTCTTCCAAGGTGCCCACGTCGTCCGCGGTGAATGCCGGAACGCCATCGGCGAGCAGGTACGCGGCGACTAGGCGCCTTGTGATCTCGCTGCGACGTACCTCCTCGGGGGCTTCGTCCACATCGCCCACGGAGGCATCCTCCAGCGCGGTGAGACCGCGGACGGAGAGGGCCACATCGGGCGCATCGGGCAGGCGAAAAGCGAGCGGCAGAACAGGGCGCGGCCGACCGAGGAGAAGCCGGAACAGCCGCGCCGGGGTGACGTCACCGGGCACGCGTCACGCGAACGCCGACGGGGTGCCCGTGAACTCGAAAGACACCTTCACAGTTTGCCCGACGCCACCAGCGACAGTAACTTTTTTCATGAAGCCCTTTGAAATGCAGGACTTCCCGCTTCCACCGAACACAAGCTTCGCCGTGACTTCGGTGCTGTTGAGAAACCAGTTCTCCATGTCGACCTCGATGCCGGTCGTGGTAGGCACCACGCCGTCAGCGGAGATCGTGCGCATCTTAGGCGATGGTGTGATGCCGCCGAACCCTTTGACGGTTGTCAGGACGTCTTGATCGTCGCCCATGAGGTCCGTCGTGATGCTGGTGTTGTCCGACAGGAGGAGCCCGTTCAGTTCAATGAAAACTTGATCGAAGAGGTCGAGTGCCATGGTTTACCCTCAGTAGGCAGGCGACGATTCGCCGATCAGGAATTGCTGTTTGTTGTTGTGGACCACGGCGATCGGGTTTGCTTTCGCGCTAATCCCGCCTGGGATCAAAAGCGCTTCAACGCTTGCGAGCATTGCGTCCAGCGCGCCCGGATCGAGCACGGGACTGCCCGCGATCCACGCGCCGGCCATGTCGCGCATCGTGTCTTGCAGGAGGCCCGCGACGGTGTTGGGATACGTGATCTTCGCGAGCGGCTTCTGCCCGCGCTTTGGGTTTGCGGCGACGAAGGGCTGCTTGATCGTGGCCCATCGACTGGCCACCTCGTCCCAATACGCGGCGAGCACGATCGGGATGTGCCCCTCTCTCGCGCGGTAGTCGTTGATCCCCGACGACAGGAGCGAGCGCGTGGTGACGTCGCGCACGAGGATCGGTTTGCCCTGGCGGTCGAACGTGACCGGGGAAAAACCGTTGTTGAGGGCAACAACCTGCTCCGTCGTGGTCGGGTAGGAGCCGACGTCGTACGGACGCGGCACTTGGAACACGACGTTGCCGCCAGACTGGTAGCCCGTCAGGTTCGCGCCCGGGTGAGCGATGGCCGCTTGACGATTGATAGCGCAGTAGTGGGCCGCCAGCATGCCCGGAGTCCACGGGTTGTCCTCGGCCCAGAGGATCTTGCAAAACGCGTTGTTGAGGGCGATGGCTTGCGTGGTCGTGGCGCCAGCCGTGCCGACCGACCCGAAGAACATCAACTGCGCCTTGCCGTTGGCGGGGAGGTTCTGCGTTGTGATGTAGTTTGCGCCTTCGCCCATGCCGTTGTCGGTGGTGCTCGGCGAGGCGTCGATCTTGGGATTGATCTGCCAGCGGTAGTAGCCGCTCGCCGCCTGTGCATAAGCCGCGGTGAAGTCGTCAGCCGTTGCGCCTCCGCTGACGGAGCCAGTCGTGACAGTCATTGCGACCGTTTTGGAAAACGTCATGCGGAGGCGTGCAAGGATGTTTTGCGTGCGGTCGCCCGTATTGCTTGTTGTGACTGTCACAACGTGCTCGTTTGGGTTGGAACCAACGGCCGAAGTAAACGGCATGTCTCCGTTCTCCCACGCCGCGATCGCCGCCACGACTGCCGCTGCCACGGTGATTGCGGTGTCACCACTAGCGATCTGCGCGAAGGTTTTGTACCCGCCCCACTCGATCACAACGGACGATGCGCCCGTCGCTGCGGTGGCGAATGTATAGGTTCGCGTTGCCGCCGTGCCCGCCTCGGTGGCCGCACACGCGTAGACGGAGGCCTCTTGCTGGATCGCGATGAACTTGCGATAGAGCCAAGTCACCTCAGAACGGCGCCCGAACCGTGCAATGCAGTCGGCGAGGTCAATGATCGGGTCGCCGATCGTGTCGACCGTCTCGCTCCCGGCGCTCGTTTTGTTGCCGTAGATCAGGACGTCTTGATTTGATCCGCCCGTGCCCGTCGGGCTCTGCGCCACGAGCAGCTCGCGGAGCGTGCCCGGAAGGGGGCTATTCGGGTCGACGCCTGTGAGAGGAAAACCGGCCATGTCACTTCACCTCGCCGGGCATGCCGGCTTTCACGGGTCGCGCAAGCTTCGTGCGCGCATCTTCGATGCTTTGCGCCTCGCACTGTCCAAGAATCAGGATGTCGCCGCGCCGCTGGTCTGCGGCCTTGCGAATCGAGGGCTCGTCGAGCACCACTTCGTCGCACGGCGTGGCGGCGGGCCAGCGAGGTTGTCCTGTGTCAGGGTCGGTGGGGCCTGCGTCCCAAAATACGCCATTCGGCATCTTTCCAAGGAAGCGCCGCGTTTGCGGATCGGCGTGAGGATTGGCAACAAGCCTACCCGGTACGCCGCGAACCAAAAGGTAGCGAGCCTGCATTATGATTGTCCTGTCGGGGGAAGTGGGTCAGGAAGTGGTGACAACGTGCGAGTCAAGAAGGACCCAGTTCGTCGCGTCGAAATATGCGTGCACAAGGCGCATCCCACCTGACGCCTTAGTGGCCAGTGTACCGGCCGCGGGGCCGCCGTTGACGACAGCGACCGTGTACGCGGCAGAATCAAGGAGCGAAAGGATCAGCTCGTGTCCCTCACGTGCGCCTGTGGTCCCGAGAGTCAAGGTGCTGTTCTGCGCGAGCGCGCCCGACGCCACGCGGCGGCGTTTTTTCCCGCCGACGGTGATCGTTGCGGCGCCCGCAGAAAAGGTGATGTTCGCGCCAAGGCACTTCTCCGGCATGTCGAGGAAGCGCCCGGCGTTGCCGAGCGACGGATTCAGCGCCGTCCAGCCGTCATCGGTGGTCGTGTCGCCGAGGACGAACTGGAACGGAACGGGCCTGTCGAGGGGGAGGTAGTAGACTTTCTGCGGCGGCCCGTAGCCGGATTGGATCACGGCAATCGAGGGGACGACCGTCAGTGCGCGGCGGGGATCGGACATGGCGTCAGCACGCGCCGATGGCGTCGCCGGACAGTTCGCCGCACGCCGCGCAGACGAACGAAGCGCCTACGCGCCGCGTCTCCGGGTGGTAGACGACAGCGACGTTACCGTGGGATGCGGCGGCGTACGGCGATGTCATGTGGCACACGAACTCTCCGGCCGCGCCCATCTCGTCGCTGCGCTCCGGGGCGCCCATCACGTGGACTTGTCCGCCGTCCTCGGCAGCTAAGGAGCGCGCCTCTTTGAGTGCGGAGGCTTGGTGTGCGTGAATCACTCTTGCTCGCTCCCATCCGGAGCCGGAAGAATCCGCTCCATCAAACTGACCACGTCGCCCGTGTCGCCGGCTTCGTTCGTTCGCAGGTCCGCTGCGAGCGTCACGAGCACGTCCTCGGGGTCGCGCGGCTGTTGCTGGCCGATGGCGTCCAGCACTTCGATCTCCCCTTGCACGGCCGGGAAGTATCTCAGAATGCCACCTTCCGCATCACCGCCGACCGCGGATGATACGGCTTGCACTGG